CATGTAGGCATATTGGGGAACTTCTCGTTAATGAACCATTCAAAGTCGTGCATCCTACCCTCCCACTTGTCATTTAACCAGTAGTCGGCACTCCAGTTAGAAGCCTCGGCTGTTCCACCTGGCATCTTGTACATTCTTCCGTATCTGTTTCCTTTGTGTAGATGGGCGTAGTAGCACTTCTTGTTCACTTTAACTGCTCCATTACCTAGCCAAGTCTTAAATCCTATCTCTTGGGCTTCTTGGGAAAATTGTCCGTATCCTTCTTCATTCAATCCACCTAAGAAATTAGTAAAGTGGTCTTTAGTCATAAAGTAACAGCTCCCTTGCATAGAGGGGGTGTCATCAATTAGTATGTCTTTTTGTTCTTCTCGTCTGGCTTTCCAAGGAACACCATGCATACCATCATCGTGGGCTTTCCCCTTACGAGGGAAGTCTATATACATGTAGTCTATGGGGTATTTGTCGTCTTTTCTTTCTTCTATCTTCCAGTTCTCTGCATCTAAAGCGTATCGTCTGGGGATTTGCACCCAATGTGGTCGGTGAGAGTCTATCAAAACCCTGCCGAAATTAGAGCTTACCAGGCAATGGTCGTCTATTTTCATGATGTATTTACCCTTTGCCAAGGCTACCATGTTGTTTATAGCCTGTCTAAGCCCCTTTGGATAGGCTGGATGTAGGTAAGTAACTCTTTTATCGGTTGAAAGTGGCAAACACCACTTCTCATCTACATTTACTATCACTTCAACATCACACCCTGCGTTATCTAGGACAGACTGAATCGTCTTGTTGGTGAACTGTGAGTTGCGGTTTGGTATTAAGACTGAGAGTTCAGACATCTGTTCCTTTAATAATAATCCAATCAAGCCCTTCCATGTCTCCATCGTTTACTATCCAAGGTCTAATCTTGCCATTAGTAAAGATAGATAGCTTTCCATTATTCAATAAACAGTAGTCGGAGTTCTTCCATGCCACTCTTGCCACCCTTTTGTTGTCTGTTATGGCGTGTAGAGCATCATAGAAGCCCATTTGAACCTCTGTTGCTTTAGGTGTTAATGTGTCTGAGAGAATTACATCGTCTTTCATTTTTTATCTTTAATTTTTGATTTAGAAGTCGCAGCGTATCGGTTAGAGAGTTTATCAATATAGTCATCCATAGCATTTCTTACATGCTCGGCTAAACTCAAATCACTATTCTTCTTTAGGAACTCTACTTGCTCATCACTCAAGAATACATGTTTTCGTATCATGTGTGTATTTATAGCACACCAAGTTATCTGCTGTCAATAAGGGGTTTAGCGGAAAACCATGTAAAGGAGGTCGTCTGCGTTTACATCGGTTATCATCCAGAGCTTGTTTAGGTTATCAACGGGTATGAATTGGGATTCGTCTCCTGCATCTAGTTCAAAACCTGCGGTTGTACTGGTTGTTCCATTGGGTTTAGTTACACCTTCAACGCCTAAGAAGATGCTGGTAGCGTTAGTAGAGGGAGCTTTGAAGATAACACCAGAGCAGGGTACATCAGGAAGTCGGGCTGCGGTTGTGCCTCCTTTTACCTCTCCTGTTAATATCGTCTTAAATACTTGTAGTCTCATAGTTTAGAAAATTGGTGATGGGCTGGCTGAAGCTGAAGGACTTGCAGAAGCTGATGGACTGTCTGATTGTGAAGCTGATTGGCTTAAAGAAGCTGAGCCAGAGGATGACTCTGATGCTGATGGGCTGGTTGAACCTGAAGGACTCAAACTTGCTGAAGATGATTTAGAGGCACTAGCGGATGGAGATTGGCTACCTGATGGAGATGTGGAGGCTGATACTGAGGATGAAGCACTAGGTGATACCGATGCTGATGTGGAGGCTGAAGGACTGAGTGATGCAGAGCTAGAACCTGATGGGCTTGCACTACCTGATGGGCTAGCACTAGGTGATGGGCTGACTGAGGCTGAACTAGAAGCTGAGCCAGAACCTGATGGGGAAGCTGAGCCAGATGGGGATTGTGAGGCAGATTCAGAGGCTGAAGGACTTTGTGATGGTGATTGACTGACGGATTCAGAAGCGGATGGGCTTTGTGAAGGTGATTGGCTTACAGAAGCTGAACCCGACCCTGAAGGGGACTGAGAAGCTGAGAAGGATAGACTTGGGCTTGCAGATGGGGATGCGGATGAGGAAGCAGAACCAGATGGGGAAGCGGAGAGTGAAGGAGATGCAACTTCGCTTTCAGGAATGATACTCCAGATAGCATATACATTGTCACCGGTATTCACATAGCGGTTAGAACCTGTCTCATCTAAGTGGCGGAAGAAAGCACCATGCTTAAAGCCTGAGTATCCAGTAGGAACTGTATTGCCTTCGGCTTCTAAGATGTCGTCTGTTGAAAGAATATGTGAACCAAAATGTCTTAAACTGTTTTGTGGACTTAAGTATGATAGTGTGTCCCAGAAGATAACTCTGTTGGTTCTATAAGGAGCAAGGGATGTAAGGAAGTCGGTGTCTCCACTACTTCTCTTTGAACTATCTAAAGCCTCTATACGAGTTAATTCATCTCTTGTTTTTCTAGGTAGCTGTTCTTTTAGTTCAAATTTTGACATTACTTACTTAATTTCTAATTTGCTAGCCCCCAATTAAGAGGGCTAGGGGATTAGAGGTTAGTTAGAATAACCAATATCCTTCGGTAGCCATCCAACGCCTTGCGTCTTTGACTTTCTTACCGTAGACAAATAAGTCTTTGTAAGCGGTTCCGAAGTCGCCAATTAGATCTTCTTCCATGCGGGCGTCTAATACCTTCTCTGCGAAGGTTAGCCACATTGGGTGAGCTGCGATGACTCGGTAGCCATCGGTGTTGTCACCTTGAAGTCTGTTTGACTTAAACAATTTGAATCCTTGGAGTTCACCCATGAATCCTTTTTTCACGAGGTCTTGGTATGCTTCATTCACATGAAGTACGATACCTGTACCTTGAATAAGGAGAGTGTAGAACTCTGGAGGTGCAATTAAGAACCTCTCGGAATCAGGAACTGAGGAGTGACCTTCAGATTCAGCTAGATCAAGTTTTTCCTTGAGCTGTGCAACGCTGTTCAAAATGTTACCAGTAGTAACTTGAAGCGGTGTTGCTGCTTCAATCGTGTAGCTTGAGCCACCTGCGATTGCTCCGCCTGTGTAGGCTGAGTCGCTGTCATCCAAGTCATCTTCAATTACGATAGAAGTTGCATTGGTGTAGGTTTTAACCCTGTACCATGCTGTGTGTCCATCTGCCTTGAAGCCTCTGCCCACCATTGCGGCGGTAAATGTAGTTCCGTTACCAGTTACGACTCCAGTAGTTACTGCGATAGTAACATCTCCTGTGGTGTAATCAGTTCCGACTCTATTACCTGCTCCGACATCGCCATAAGAATTAAGAACGAATGTTTCCATGTTCTTTGACCTCTCATTTGCGACCTGAGTCACGATAGTTGGGTGTGGGTTCTTGATATAAGATAACCATTTTGCTAATGTTTTCTCCTTCCAGTAGAAGGACTTATACTGGTCAATTATCAACTGAGCGTTGTTCTCAGTTAATGAATCAGCAGTAAGAGCTGAGTTTGCGTAGGTCTTTTCTGAAAGCTCATCAAAATCTAAAATGTTGATTTTTGAACCAACACCGTTAATCTCGCCTTCATAATCCCTATTCACAATAACATCTGTCAAGTCTTGGTCATACAAGTGTTGCATGACTTTCCCTGAAAATGCCTCGGCTAGTTTTGTGCCGTATGCTGACATGATTTTTAATGAATTAGTAAATTGAAGTCTTTACCGTTCCATTAAAGGAGTTAGGAGAGTTCTAAGCTAATAGTATTGAATGAAATCAGTAGTTGTCAAGTAGGAGATTAGACAGTTGTCTCAATGTTGCCAGCTTTCATCTGCTTTCTGTACTCATCGTAGTCGCTGGACTTCAAGACTCTTGCATCTTCTAGTGATATCTTGTTACTGGTTGGAATTGGCTTCGTATTAGGGCCACCTGATCCTTTTTGGAACTGTTTACCTTTGGTGGACTTCTTGCCGGATGTGTTCTCGTGTAAGAAGGCTGACACTAGGATGTTGATTGGCACACTATTATGCTCATCCTTTGTGGCAAATGCTACGAAGTCGTTAGTCATACCCTCTAGTTTAGGGTTGTCTAACAGGGTCTGTGGGTCATTAACAAAGTCTCCGACTTCCTCACCCCACTTGTCTATCTTGTTTGCCTGTTTCTTTGCTGACTTAATCGTTTCTCTCCATCTCATGCTAGTTACCGCTTCTTTACCAAACTTCTTCTCTGTATTACTCATCAAGTCCCATTCATCTTTGCCATACTCTTTCTCTAGTTCCTCTTGTGTTGGCTCTGGGATGTCCTCAGCATCAGCTAAGGCTTTAGTCATGGTTCGGTTCTTGGCGAGTATCTTCTGATTCTCACGAGCAGATGCGGATAGCTTCTTCTTTAAGTCTTGTTTAGGTGGTTTTGGTTCTTCTTCTGGCTCTTTTTCAGGCTCTTTCTCCTTAGCGAGTTCTTCCTCCACTTCCTTCTCTAGCACTTCCTCCTTAGTTGGGGGAACTACCTTCTTCGCTTCCTCTATCGCTTCCTCTTGAACTTCTACTAATTCTTCTTTAGTTGGTTTTTTGTGTTTTGCCATGTTTCTTTTTTACCGTCTCTTTCGAGGTTTGGGTTAGAAATTTATAATCTGCTAGTTGTGATGGTTTCAAATAATCTCGTCTTGCTTTAATGAAAGCCTTGTCGTTCTCGGTCAGTTCTACTAATGATTTTTTAAGTATCTGGTTTAACTTCTTTTGTGATGTCTCGTCCATTGCAATAATAATAGTTTAATAATCCTCTAGTGTCAAGTCTTTGGTAGCATTCCGTCTATCATCTCCTCAAGTCTTTCCTTAGCTTTAGCAGGCGATACCAGGAAGGTCTCCCATAATAGGTAGTTCTGAAGTCGTGCCTTTAACATGATTTGCTTACGATTAAATACTCTGAATATGAATATCCACTTAAACTCAGGCTCTTTGATTAGCTCTCGTTCAACCGACTCTCTCATACTAACTATATACTTCTTTAGGGTAACTTGATCTATCTGAGCCTTCTGAACAGCCTTCAACATCTTGTTGTAGGTCGCCATCTCTACTGAATTGAGGGTCTCTATCTTAATACCAAACTTTTTCTCTAACTGTGAGGTAATACTCATGGTTATATTCTAGCAGGTATCTGTTGTTGTTGCTGAGGTTGTGGTTGTCCCGGCTGTGGTTGTCCCTCTTGTCCAGGCATCATTGCTGGCTTAGTCTTCTCGTACTCCATTACATCGGTTATCTCATCTGGCTCAAGGTCTGCAAACTCTAAGAGCTTGCGGTTATATATCTCTTTTAGCTTAGGATTGTCCATCATATTCAACCAAACTGCATTTAGCTTGTTAAGTGAATCCTCCTCGTTGGCTTTCTTCTCATCTTGATTCCACACCTTCACTCTGTATCCTGACTCACTCATCCAGTCTTTAGGGGCGACTTCTCTCTCGTGAATGTCGTCTGTGTTACGCCCTTTCTTGAATAGTTTAACTGCATCGATCTTCTCTGGGGCAGCTTCAATCAGTTTTAAGAACTTCTTGGCTCTTTGCTCCCATGCGTGTGTGTAGAACTTGGAGATACCCTGTGTTCTAGCCTTTGCTTCACCCTGTGCTAACTCCACCTCGCCTAGTGTGACTTGTCGTTCAGTTTGAACACCCTGTTGAGTTGAAGTAGCACCGGTGGCTTTTTCAGTTAGACCTTGGAGATACTCCATGTCTGCTATCGAGTCTCTTAGTTCAGGAATCTCGACTGTCTTTAGTACCTTGTTTGGATCACCGGGAATAGGATACCAACCCCAAGGAACAGGATTGAATGTGGAGGGTGTAAATCCTTCCTCGGCTAGTGATGAATCGTAGTAGTGCATGTTGAAGTTCCTCATGGTTCTGTTCTCTACCTTCTGAGACAACCATGTATTAAGGATTTGATTAGGTACTCGGATGATGTCTGCTATACCATCAGTCCAGAAGTCTTGTTTATCTACATCGTCTCCCCATGTGTTGTAGCGGTAGTGGTTAGTCCAGAAGTTATCCTCGGTAACACCGATAATCTCCTCTTGATCTTTCCTCATTAGTATCTGTTGGTTCTCTGCCTCTACATATACGATAATCCTATCTTCTCCGTCCACATCTCTTTTAACATAGTGTATCGACAGTTCAACATAGGTCTCACCCAATAAAGGGTCATCCATGTCTTGTACTCCTAAGTCTGACATCTTCTGATTCTTTCTCGATAAGCTGTTCTCGTTGTCGTTTGCTTTAACTATCCCAAGTTGTGATTCAAAGAATGTCTTTAGGTCAGCTACTCTCTCTTGGTCATAGTCCTCATTCTGTTCCAGCTCACTTAAAGGAACAAATATGTGTGTGTGTATAAGAAAGCGTGAGGAGTCAATGTCGTATGGGTTCATGAACCTATCAACCAAGATGTCCTCTGGATCTTCTATATCAAATACGATCTTGCCATCCTCTATCTGCCATGAGTCAAATGTTCTACCAAAGAAGAAGTCTTGCTTCTTATCTACTATGTCTTGAATCTTGGCGTTGTTCTCGTCTAGTACGAACTTCCAGTATTCGTTTAAGAATATCTCTTTCTCTTTGTCGTTGTCTAAGTTCTCAAATGCTACTACTGGCATGTCATCAATGTCTTTGAGTAAAGTCCTTAGTTGGGTCTTCATCAATGGGACATTCACAGTCTGTCGTTGAGTCAAGCGGTTGATCTGTACCTCATCACGATATAACTCGTAGTTATCACGCCAATGCTTTTCCCTTCGTTCACGATAATTAAACCCTGTGGTCTTGTTATTCGTGAGCATTTGTAGTTCGAGGTTCTTTAGTTCTTCTGCCATAGTCTAAGATTAACTAACATATTTGGTTGTTGGCAAGTATTAACCGATGCCTTCCATAAAAGGCTTAACTCCACCGACATCTATTTCTTGAGGAGCTAGTCTCTTTTTAAAACTAACAGCAAACATCCTGAAAGCATCAGCTCCATGTGATGACCAATCATGTAGTGGAGCTTTTCTATATACCATATTCTTATCATCCCACTCATGTTTATAGTTCTTTAAGGCTTGAAGCCCCCTATTACACCTACCCTTATCAAACCAGCAACGGCTTAAAACGGATCGTACGGCGTTGATTCCGTCCTCAACTGACAATCTAGGTGCTATTTTGAAGTTTATGCCTAATTTCCTCGCCATCTCTCGTCTACTCTTGCCGGTTGCTAATTCCCGGACTTCTATATCATGAGGTGCATAATGGTTGCCATAGTTGTAGCCCTTCTCTTGTAATACACCAACATAATGAGCCAGACCTTCACCAGATCCTTCGTGATAGTCAATCAACCTCATCTCCTGTCCTACTGATTGCATAAACCATATAGTCATTGAGTCATCTATCCCCAGATCCCAGAAGGTATTAACCAATAGCGAATCATCATAAGGTACATTACCAACCCTTCCTTCCTCCTCTGCCTTGTTGATCCCTACTCCATAGTATGAGCCGATCACCGGACTATCAAATGAACAATAGTATTCCTGCTCAATATAAGCTCTTGCCTCAGCTTCTCCCCGGCCATTAGCATCAAACCTCTTAATCGTGTCATCTAGTATCTCAGCCATCTGTTTCTTACTGAATATACCTGTATCGTCTACTGTTAGAGTCTGTACAAACCATTTAGGGTGATCCTTAGCGTACTCATACAAAGCTCTGGCGTGATTGTCTCCTTTTGGGGTCGTGTTAAATACTGCAATTCCGTTATTCTCTCTTAAAATAGGCTCAACAACATCCCAAGTATAGGGGTCATGATCAGCCCACTCTGAGAAAGCAAAGAGTTTAGGATTACCACCTCTCAAACTGTCCGGATTATTAGCACCTACTACCTGAAACAAAGAGGGTACATCTGTTCCGTTCTTAACCTTTACCAACATTCTTGTCTCATTAGCTTGGCCGTCTCTTATCTCTCTTGGCAGGTGATCTATAAACTTAAAGCCATCCTTATCAATAGCTTCCCATAGGTTAGTTCTTCCCATGACTGTGGTTGGGTAGACATACTTCACCTGACAGGGATCTTGTATCAATCGCCTTGGGATAATGTCCGCCATACATGTCTTATCCTTGCCGGATCGTCTATGCCAGATCTGGTAGAAGTAACGCTTATCACTTAAGCCTTTGGATGCCTTCTCAATTTCCTTCAGCATCTCTACCTGATAGGCTCTTGCTCTAAATTTGTAAGGAATGTCAATCTTTGTCTTTTCCATCAAGGTAACTTGTTACATTTATAGTCATCTTTTCACCGCCGGATGTTATGTCTTGTTTGGTTGTCTCAACCATCTTGTGGTTTACTCTGAGCATTAAAGCAACGATGGTAGCGTTAATCTCTTTGCCGCCGAATATCCCTATTTGCATCAAGCATAACTTCTGTTTTGTCTTAACTTCCTTCAATAGTGTGCCAAAATCCTTATGCTTCTCACCCCAATGGTATAGAGTTCTGACTGGTATATCAAGATTAACCGACAGACCCTCAACTGAAGGGATGTCCATGTTCTCTGGTACTGCCCCTTGAAGATACACCTTTGCTTTGGTTATCATCTCTGGCGTATACTTCGTGGGTCTACCGACTTTATTTTTCATATCGTTCTCAATAAAACATAACAGGTTTGATGGTGGCGTTTGTATCTAGTCTCTGCCTTGCGGAGATAGCCTAATTTAACCAACCCAATCAAGTTGTGAAGCACCGTC